ATACAGGATATAATTGTAAGACATTCTACTATCTGGGTACCTGTGGTAACATTATATTCAAGGTAACATGGCATCATTTTTTAAAGAAGGTAGTACACTCACGTTTGAAGGTTTCAAAGGCACTGTTATTAAGATAACAGAGACATATAGAAAGAACGTACTCGTATTGAAAGTTTCGCGAATTCCTAATCATAAGGCATTTGCAGGTAAGAAGATAGAGACAATCGGGTTATTTGAATATCCCGATGGAACACTTGAATTCATGTCGATCATAGATTGACATTTAATAATAATATCTATATAATTCCGCTATGGTACTAGATAAGTAATACCTACAGGAGATATTATTATGAAGGTTGAGATTTATGGTACCAGAACTTGCGGTTATTGTTTACGAGCTGTTTCACTTTGTAAAGAAAAATCGATAGATTATAATTATATTGATGTAGGTAATGAAGCAATTTTACAGACATTAATTGATAGAATGGGTGTCAGGCCACGTACTGTTCCACAAATTTTTGTAGATGGAATATATTTGCCTGGCGGGTTTGATGGACTTAGACAGGAATTAGCCAAAAGCTAAGAAAAGGATATGCCGAGAAAGTCACCGTACGAGGACGAATACGAATACGATGAGGATGATGAATACGATACAAGACATCGTGTCCATCGCCATAAGAAAGAAGATAACGAGCCCGAGAAGAAACGTCGGTGGGATCGTGAAAGCAACTATGATCGTGGCCGAGACCATAACGATCATAGATAAATAGAATTACGGAAGATTAATTGTCCAGGGTGACAAGCCTGCCTCGAAAACAGGTCGTGTTTGAAATACAGCATGGGGATCGAGACCTCATTCTTCCGCCAAGGATAATATGAGACTTGACGAAATTGATTTAATTGGAAAACCTACACCTTCTTTCGACCAGATTCGGCAGAAGCATAATGTTTCCTATAAGAGATTAATGATCCAACTCTCAAAAGGTATTAAGGTTGAACTTGAGCACGTTAATGATCTTGCAGTTGCAAGAGAGATTGCACTCGATCACCTAAATGAGTTTCCAGATTATTACGATCGTTTGGAAAAAGTCGAAAAGAAATAACTCGCTATAGTTCAATGGATAGAATAGGAGTTTCCTAAACTTTAGATGTAGGTTCGATTCCTACTAGCGGGACCATAAATGAAAAAGCCCACTATGTGGGCTTTTTGCTGAGCATAATTTTTTATGCTAGGTTAAGATCAGCTTGTCCGGCTTCTGATGCAGGTTGTAACGACCAGCTATAGCTATCAATCGAACCATCTGCCTCATACAGATCCACTCTAAATTGTGCAATCTTTGCACAAGGAACTGGTGTTACCGTACCAAACGGCATAGCTGTAATATAGCATTGTCCTGGTAATAATCCACCTAACGCTGTCGCATTTACCATGAATACAATTTCCGGATCATGTGTCATTGCTGTATCTTGTACAATATAAGCGGCCGAACCAGTTTGCTTAACAATATAAGCACCTGATGCAGTTGTACCATCGGCAAATTTAACACCATCAACTACAATTTGATTACCAGGCAATGATGCTAATCCAAACCACTTTTTCTGAATAGGTTTTCCCATTTTAATTCTCCTTAAGAATAGTTACTCCCTTTCGGGGATCTACATTATTCAACAAGGACAAATTTCCTTATTGCTACTTATTTATCACCACTTGACTTAAAATATAGTCTGTTGCATAATAGAAGTACGTTGTTAACAAAGAAAGAACACACAAATGAAGCTTGACGTAGCAGTTAATGAAGTAGTCCTCTCAAATGTCGGTACTACTGGTGAATTTAGGATCCGTAATTCAGCTAAGGCATTTGCCATTCTGTCCAGCGGATTGTATAGTAACAAGATTAAGGCAATCATCCGTGAGCTTAGTTGCAATGCAGTTGATAGTCACGTAGGTGCAGGTAAAGCAGATGTACCGTTTGAAGTACATCTTCCTACTTTCCTTGAACCGTGGTTTGCTGTACGCGATTTTGGACTTGGTTTGGATGGTGATCAGGTAGTTAATATCTATACCACATATTTTGAATCTACGAAGACCGATTCTAACGCCTTTATCGGCGCATTAGGACTTGGTTCAAAGTCTCCATTCAGCTATACGGAAAACTTTACCGTAACTGCTATTAAGAATGGCATCAAGCGTATCTATAGCGCGTTTATCAACGAGGTAGGTGTCCCATCCATTGCAGAAATGGCAGAAGAACTTACCGACGAAGGTAACGGCGTGGAAGTGAAGTTCAGTGTAACTGATCGTTACGATTATCGCAGCTTTGCTAATGAAGCACATAGCGTATTTTATTGGTTTGAGCATAAGCCTACCATTACGGGTGATAATACATTCGAGCATCGCAACGTACAATACAAAGAACAGAATATTGTTCCCGGTGTACACGTTCGCAGCGATAGCAATAGTTGTATTGCTATAATGGGTAATATTGCTTATCCATTGGATAATGTTCCAGAAGCAGAAAAGCACTTTGGTGAATTAGCATCATTGTTCAACTGCGGTTTGGTACTTGAGTTTGGCATTGGTGATTTGGATTTCGCGGCATCGCGTGAACAACTTAGCTACATTCCACTCACTATCAATAGTATTCGTACAAAACTTGAGCAGTTGAATGCTAACTTGGCAGCTCACCTTGCTGTGAAGGCCGATGCGATTGCCGATGAATGGGAGCGTGCTGATTTTCTGTGTACAGAATTCCAGACACGATTGTATAAAGCAGCAGTGAAGAAATATGTTGCAGATACTAAATTTCCATTATTTGATCCTGATTCCTATCACGGCAAAAAGAGCTTTACACTTGAAGTACCTGCATTAACAACTCGTGGCCTGGAGATTAAGGGATTCCGTCTAAGTAGTGGTGTTGGTAGCAGATTAGGAGAAAGTAGCACCTATATCAACAATGTTCATGTTAGAACAATGACCATTCCTGTAGAGAAGAATATTGTTATTGTGTTGAATGACTTAAAGACTGGCTGTGTAGCACGAGCACGTTATCACTATGGTCAGGATCATAGTCGTAGTAATACAAATATCTATTGTGTATCGCATACAAACGCAGATTTGGCAGTCCGTCAATTGGAGTATGATGCCCTAATTAAGGAACTTCATACCCCGCCAACCATTGTCAAGGCGAGCGAACTATCTATAAAAGAACGGTCGAAACCGTTATCAACAACCGGTATTGCTACTATTGCAGTGAAGAATAATAAACGTGCCGGCCACCAAGATTCATATACGTGGGAACCGTACAGATTTACAATTGATGAGAATGAAACATATTACTATGTTACATTATGCAATCACGAATCTATTAATCCCGATGGCACACCGTTTAATATGTTTTACATCAAGGCATTAATGGATGAATGTGGCATCAAGGAAATCGCAGATATCAAAATCTTCGGAGTTCGTAAGAATCGTATTAAGGAAATCAAAGAGTTAGAAAATTGGGTATGGATTGAAGATATTCTTAAGGAAGAGACAGCTAAGGTAACTGATGAGCATATTGCATCACTGGTTGCATCGGAAATGCTTGACTCATACAGCAACAGAGTTTATACTAATAAAAACGTCGCAAAACGTGTTGGTCCAGATTCGGACTATGCTAAGTATGTGACGGTTGTTGGTGGCATCAAACGTGCAAACGGAAACGTATCACAATTGACTAATCTATGCAGTAAGTATGGTAAATCAATCCAGGTTGAAGTAGTTAAGAATAATATTCAGAATGCAAAAGATAATTTGTATAAGAAATACCCGTTATTGAAGTATTTCAGAGATACAAGTGAAGTGAAAGAAGCCGAAATGGCAGATTATATTAAATTGGTAGACAAACAGGAGAAAACACATGAGTAACGCAGTTCCGTATCTAATCCAGGGTAAGAATATTATCCTTGTAATCGATGGCAAGAGCCATACAATCAGCAAAGACACACATATTGCCTATGGCAAGATTGTTGATGCTCTAAAAGCTCAAGATTGGGACGCATTGCGCGAGCACGTTGAGCCAGCAAAGGCAATTGTCAACTTCGGTAAGGGTTATGTTTCGATTAACGGTGGTAATGTATCCTGGAAAGGTCAGCCATTCCATAATTCACTTGCAACACGAATGGTTGAGATGTATCAAGATGGTTTCCCAATTGATCCGATGGTTCGATTCATGGAAAACTTGATGAAGAACCCTTCAAAGCGCTCTGTGGATCAGGTTTACGGTTTCTTGGAAAAGAATAAGTTGCCGATTACGGAAGATGGTTACTTCCTTGCATACAAGCGTGTAAACAATGATTACACTGATTGTCATACAGGTAAGATTGATAACAGCATCGGCCAGGTAGTTGAAATGGATCGTAATCTTGTTGATGACAACCCGGATTCACATTGCTCCACTGGTCTACACTTTTGCAGCGAAACTTACTTAGGTAGTTTTGGTAGTGCTAGTCAGCCAGTGATGATTTTAAAGATCAATCCGGCAGATGTGGTTAGCATTCCTACTGATTACGATGGTGCGAAAGGCCGCTGCATGAAGTATGAAGTCGTTGCTGAAGTCGATGGTGATCCAAAGGACGCATTTGCTCAGATCGTAGATAAGAAATATGCACCTACAAAGACTAAGTTAAGTCCAATGAGTGCATGGCCTTTCGCTACAGGACCGGCAGCAACATGGCCGACACCGGGTTGTGATAATTCGTGTGCCAATTGCGAATGTGATGATGAAGATCAGTTGTATGATTTGGTTCGTGTATACGGTGGTTGGATTGAGTTAGGTGATCTTACACTTGAAGAAGCTCGTGATAAGGTTGCCAAGAATGCTTCGCAGAAGAAGGCAATACTGAAGATTGTTAAGGCAGGCACGGACGAAGAAGTCCAGTAAGGCAAGGGGCTTTATGCCCCTTCTTTCTATAATGAGAAGAATAATATTTTCTCTTCTGCTAATCTATTCTTCAAATTTGCTTGCAAAGGGCAATGATATACCTGCAGAAGTGTTATCAATAACACCGTACCAGGTAAGTCAATTATTTGATGAACAGTACAAGGAAGATATTAAAGATCTCACTGATTTGGTAGATAAAGAAGTGAAGGTTGCATCGTGTATGGAAGAGTACATAAAGAAGCAATCGAAGTCGTATTCGAGAATTGTGCAGAATAATCTATATGATTTGATACATAATTTCGATCGTATAACTTCTAGGATTTATGGGAAGAAGCAAACGGTTGATGAGATACCGTATGAGGATAAGATAGAAGCACTTGCTAGAGTACAATGCGAAGCGTACTATACAATGGGTGCTCTGAAGTAGTTGAGTGTGTGGCTTTGTAGAGCCGGTTGTGTACCTATAGTCAATAAGTAGCGCCTATGTGAAAAATGCCGTGCATGGCATACATGCGTCTATTAAGGATGGTGCGGCACTTTTTCCTACAGGAGGAATGTAACCGCGGGGGTTCCGTGATATAGGACGGGGAACTTAGGTGGGGAACCTGAGTACATACTTGGATAGGGTGGAATTAAACCTCCACCCTATTTTTTTGTCTAAGTAATGTTTATGTTTGAAATAAGCCGTAAAATCGGTAACTAACGCCACGACTTAAACTTAGATAAATAATATACTATTATAATGGAGTATTGAATGTTAAGAAGTATCGCATTTATTGGATATGGCTTTGTAGGGAAAGCATGTCATAAGGCATTTGAACATAACGTAGAAGCAATTATTATTGATCCTGCATATTCTACAACCGTGATAAGCGACTTACAGATAAAGCCCCCACCGTTAATTTTTGTAGCAATCAATGCGCCCACACTAGATGACAGAACCGTAGATGCCTCTGTAATCTACAACATTTTTGAGCAATTAAGCCTAATAAAATACAAAGGGCTTGTCGTGTTAAAGAGTACGTTGCCACCTAATGTAGTTCACGATTTATATGTGAAATATGGTCTAGATCCCATTTTAAAACATAATGGCACCAATGGACATTTACGTTATGTCTATTCTCCAGAATTCCTAAGAGAGAGTTCGTGGGAGAAGGATGCGGTAGATCCAGATATGATAGTTATGGCCGGAAATTTTCATGACTGTAAAGAACTCGAAGATATCTATAGAAAACATTCTCATATTAAACATACAAGATATTTCATACTAGATTATAAAGAAGCAGCATTGCTCAAATATACAATAAATTCATTTCTTGCTAGTAAGGTAGTTTTTATGAATCAAATCTATCAGCTATACTCTGATATGTATGAATCACCGACCCACCCCGAAACATGGAAATCATTTACTGATGTACTATCAGGTGATCAACGATTTGGATTCTCCCACTTATCTGTACCGGGGAATGGTGGACAATTTGGTTATGGCGGAACCTGTTTCCCCAAAGATATGAAAGCAATGATTGGTTTTGATAAACATGGCCGATTAAGTGTAATAAGAGAAGCTGAAGTAGTTAATACAAAGATTAGACTTGCTGGAAAAATATGAAATATTTATTCTTAGATGATGAAAGAATGCCCAAAGATGTCAAGTGGTTATTGATCGGTGGTGTCGGCTCTTGGGGTGCAGATTGGAAAATTGTCCGATCTTGCGATGAAGCAATTAATTGGGTTCAAGATAATGGATTTCCAGATGTTATTTCATTTGATCATGATTTAGGATTAATGCATTACGCGAATGATTATTCCGATGGAAAGACGGGATACGATTTTGCAAAATGGTTAGTTGAATACGATATGGATACAAATACCATGCCGGCAAATTTTTCATTCACTGTGCATAGTAAGAACCCGCAAGGAACAATAAATATAGAAAAGCTATTAGACAACTATATTAGATATAAGGGAAATACAAAATGAGCGCAGGAATGTTAAGAAGTTGGTATCTATCAAAGATATCTAAATCAACAACACCGATAGAATATTTTATCGCATTACAAAATTACACATTTTATGAAATGAATGTTTTCGGCTTTAACATGAAAGAATATTTTCAACGTTCTCTTTGATGAATTACGATAGACATTATAATCAATTAATGATTCGTGGAAAGAATAGAGATCTACAGGGCTATACTGAAACACATCATATTATCCCTAAATGTATGGGTGGAACGAATGATCTGGTTAATCTTGTAAAATTAACACCCGAAGAACATTATGTTGCTCATCAACTTCTTGTAAAGATTTATCCCACAATAAAGGGATTAGTCTATAGTCTTGCAAGATTATCGGGTGGTAAATCTACATTAAGAACCAACAAATTGTATGGTTGGATTAAGAGGCGATTATCTATTCAACGTAGTAAAGATATGCAGGGCCACAGAATATGGGTCGGTAGAAAACATAGCCAGCATACAAAAGATAAGATTAAAGAATTTAATTTAACTAATTCTCAATCGAAGGGTCTTATTAGATCTGATGAAACAAAGTTAAAGATTAGTGAAACAAAGAAAAATGCATCTAAGATAATGTGTCCACATTGTAATAGATCAATGTCGAAATACTACATAGATAGATATCATTTTAATCTTTGTAAAATGATAAATACTGATAACAATCTACCTTAGGACTGATTGTGGCTACTGCCGTAATGCAGGCGTCGAGGACAAACAATTCGCTACTGTTTGTCCTCAATTTTTATCAAGGAAATTATGAGTATATTAACGACATTAGGCGATTTGGTCCGCGGCAAAACCGACCTATCATTCCCTGCCAGATCTTCACAGTGGCCATCGGCACGCGCAGCCTATCTAAAAACTCATGGTAATTGCGCTGTATGTAATGGAACTAAGAATTTAGAAGTTCATCATAGACAACCGTTTCACGTTCATCCAGAATTAGAATTAGATCCAACTAATTTTATTACATTATGTGAAGCAGGAACAAATGGAATTAATTGCCATTTATTGGTAGGACATCTTGGCAATTTCAAAAGCGTAAATCTTAATGTCGCAGAAGATGCAGCATCCTGGAATACAAAAATAACAGGCCGTCCAAGTGACGCCAGACTAGTAGAATAACATGAGACTCTTTGAACTCTTTGAAGCAAAAACAGCTAAGAAAGCGGTAGTAAAATCTCCGCCTCCACGCAATTTCGTTGCTAAGAATGCACCTAAAACTGGTGCAGGATCTCATACAGACAAAAAATATTCTCGCAAAGAGAAGCATAAAGAAGACCCACAAGAAGAGTAATTCTTCATTTTCTTCCTCCATTCAATAAATACCCTCTGAAAGCAGCTGATCAAGATTAGTTGCAATTCTGTTTTAGTCTCAGCTAAAATAGCTACGTATCAAAAGGATATTATAATGGCAGGTAAGAAACAGTCAAGTGTATTTTCGATGTGGCCAAAACCCATCTTCACAAACCTTGTAAAAACAAACAGAAACTTCAGATCGAACTATCAGGGTGCAATGCTTTATGCTCACTATGAGATGTCAGCCATTGAACTGAAAAAAGAGGTTGTCAAATATCTAAAGCATTTAGATGCTAACCATCCCTATCTTGATAAAATTAAGGATATGCACGAAAATAGATTTGCCACTGTGGGTAAATATATGTACATCCTAAATCATGGCGGAGACATTCCTGATGATGTCATGCCTAGTTTGATGCCAGCTTTGGAGAAGGTTATAGATGAGGAAAACGCCAAAACGGCTGCGGCAACGAAAGAATCTGAATATATCGCGAGCAAAGAAACGATCTCTAAGAACGCTGACACAGTTCCTAAGGTGGTTATCACGATCCAAGATAGACTCAGAGACAAAGCTCGGGAAGTCGCGGGTGAGGTGGAGGGGTGGATAGATGATTTCTGTATGGATAAGAAAATTCCTGTCAAGACAGTAGAAGATTTTGTCAACCTGTTTAAGTCTAACGACTTAAAGGCTCCACATATGCGTTATATTAGAGAAATCTTTGCAAGACGTACTGCTGAAATTGCAGAAGCTCTTGAAGGCAAAGATAAAGATTTGGTAGAGGCATATTCCAATTATACAAAACCCGAATTAAAGAAATGTGATACATTCAATAAGAATATACTCAAGGCATGCGATATGATGCAAGAAGTAGCAAAGGTTGAACGTGTACCACGTAAGAAAAAGCCTGTATCGCAAGAAAAAGTTGTATCTAAACTTAAATTCAAGAAGGATGATTCTGCATTAGGAATTGTAAGTCTTAATCCAGTACACATCATTGGTTCTAAGGAAGTTTGGTGTTTCGACACAAAAACACGTAAATTAATCAAGTATGTAGCTGATGACTTAGCAGGCCCTATATCGATTAAGGGAGCATCGCTAATTGGCTATAATGAGGCTAAATCTTCGAGTAAGACACTACGCAAACCAGCAACTCAGTTAGCTGAATTTAAGAAGTGCGGAAAAGTTCAGTTAAGATCGTTTATGGATGATATCGGGACTATAAGTATAACACCGAATGGTAGAATGAATGAGAATTGCGTTATTCTAAAGATTGCTTAATACTCCAACCTCTATATTTCTTTTTTTGATTATGTACTAAGGCAGAAACATTTCCTTTATTTAGAGAAAATGTTTCTATAAAATTTCGTTGTGTCATATAAACTTCGATCCCGGGTGTAGAAAGACTGAAGCAATAGATTGTATGATCATATCCGTAATTATTGGAACCTGAAATCTTTTCTACTATCTTCGGATCCGCCATCGGTTGAAACATGTTTTTCTTATGTTGTTCGGACTTAGGTACTCCTGAAAGTTTTTCTGAAATTTTCTTTCTACTTTCGGAATTTTTCATAGGATTATTTTCTTTCATTAATAATCTATATTCGGGCTTACGCATATGACTATTATCGCCACTTATACGAAGTCTATGTTCGGGAGTTCTCATATGAATACCGAGATTAGGTCCAACTCCGCCATCGCCGCATTCAGTTTTCAGATTGGCCCATTCTTTACTTTCGACAATATTCCATAGATCGCTATAATATTGTCCCCAGTATTTTAATTCGTTATCATCTCTACATTCTTTTATAATTTCTGTAGTCACATCGTATCCGTGTTTAGTGATATGATTACGCCAGTATAAGCCGGATCCTTTATATTTTATTGGATCTTTAGAAATTGTTTTTCCTAAATATTTTAGACCAGTTTTATTATGTGTTTTTACATATAGATAAATAGGCATTGCTGATGCTCCTTTAAAGCGTTAGAGTAGTTGGGGACGGCAATCCCGCGAACTACACTTATTTATCTGATTTTCTTGACAACACAACTATATTTTGTTAAAATATTGCTATGAATACCGAAGAAGATACAATCCGAGTCCTTACACGCATACCATTTTACGATATGATGAAGCTATACCGTTCGGGTGCTGGACCCACACCACCGGCTAAACCCGGGGAGCGGGATACATTCTTCTTAAAATATGGGTGGACCTGGCAGGAATTTAACAAACATTGGACCGGATGGAATGGTGGCACGGGTACCTATTCCGATTTTGAAATAGAACAACGAAGGAAATAAAATGATACTCTTTCTCGACACCGAATTTACGGACCTTGTTCCGCATAACAAATTAATCAGCATTGCGTTGGTCAATGAGTTTGAAGATTTTTTCTATGCTGAATTAACTGACACATATGAGTTAAAAGATTGTTCTGAATTTGTTAAAAGCTTTGTATTGCCGTTCCTTAAAGGTGGCGAATTTCGTATGTCATCTTATGATTGTGCTCTAAAACTTGGCGCATGGATAGAGAACCAATCGGGACAATGTATCTTAGGATGCGATAACCCTGGATGGGATATGCCACATCTGCATCGTTTGCTTGATCCATTGTGGCCTGCCAATCTTCATAAAAATCAATATCAGCCCGTATATGTTCCTGCTGAGATTGAAGAAGCACTTGTGCTTCAGTTCGACTACGATATTCATAATGCATTAGATGATGCAATGGTCATGAAGAAGGGAACCCTCGGATATTGATAAATAATATCAATATCCGAGGGTTGCACAATGAGATTATTTGAATTTGATAATAGTGACAATGATAGATCATCCGATCATATTCCAGACCTGTGGATTCCACATAAAGATGATAATAGGCCGCCGCCGATAAATTTAACAATGGACAAGTTAGCCGGATTACTTCATAGTGCGATAGCTAATATACATGCTAAATATGCAATAGATCAGGCAAGAGGGTACGAAGATTGGCAGTATTCGGATGACTTAGCTATAGACCTTCATCATATAACATCGCCCAAAGAAGTTATAGAATTCCTACAAGAGGACTTATATGGCCTAATGGAAAGACATAAATCTCGTCCAGAAATAGCCAAAATTTACCAGCAAATCTTAGATGATCCTGCCTGGTTGCGATTTATTATAAATTTAGAATCTATTTTACGAAAATACATGATAGCCATGGATTCGACTTTCGACAATGTGTGGTCTAATCAGCAAATATTAAGTCCGCGCCAATCTCCAAAATTACCACCAGGTCGGGCAGAATATAGCGATGATGCAGATAGTTTTATTGATAAAATGAAAAATATGTCAGAAAACACTAATTTTAATCCAAAGACACTTCCTAAATTGTCGGCTATCCTTGATATAGTAAAGATGATGAGAAATCTAATCATTAATTATATGCAACTTATTATAGATCCGTGCCTAAAAAGATTATCAATCGAGTCACCGTATATAACTTCTATCTTTAATACATATAAACTTAGAGAATCGTTGAAAAGATATTATACTGGTGGATTTGGTGATCAAGTGCTCGATGGCATCGATGAATTAGAACAGTTTGCCCACCAGACACTAAAATAATATTTTAAGATAAATAACATATCACTGGAGAGTTGATACGTTATGTCCTCACAAATTGCAAAAAAAGAATATTCACAATCGCGTTTATCAAACAAACCTGCGATATGTGAGTATGGTTGTTGCAATTCTCCTATTAGATATTTCCCTACAACAGATAAATGGTGCTGTTCCGACAATGCTAAACGCTGCCCGGCAAATAAACAAAAATCAAAACAAACCGTACAAGACAAGTATGGGGTTGATAATATATCTCAATTGATTTCTGTTAAGAAACAAAAAATCAGCACCTGTTTAGAAAATTATGGTGTGACAAATCCTTTAAAATCTACTGTAGTAAAACTTAAGGTCGAAACCACGAATATATCACGATACGGTGTTAAGAATGTATCACAGAATACAGATATACAAAATAGAAGAAATGATACATTTTTAGAAAAATTTGGAAACCATCCGCTAAAGTGTAACGAAATAATTCAAAAAAGAAAAGATACACTAATAGAAAACTACGGTGTAGATAACTTTGGAAAAACAGAAGAACACAGAGATTATATGGTTGAATATCATGCATCATTATCTGATGCAGATATAACCGAAAGAACACACAGGACATTGCAGACAAAATTCAGATCAGGGATTATAACAGACCCTTTGTTAAAATCCAAATTTGAACGGTATTATATTGATGTCAGAAATTTATCTGATAGGAATTATAAGAAACACAAAATATCTATAAATCCTAATAATAGCAATCGTGGAAGAACTTTGTATCACTTAGATCATATTTTTAGTATAAAAGATGGCTTCGAGAATAATGTCCCAGTTGAAGTAATATCCCATCGATCAAACTTAAGAATGTTAAAATATGATGAAAATATAGTAAAGGGTGGTTGCTCAGATAAATCTCTGTCAGCTCTATTTGAAGATTTTTATAGGAACGCATAATATGTCCTCACAAATTACACCGAGAATTTTGTTGATGAAGCAAATCGAGTTACAACTCGGCGCGCAAATGATAGATGTAGAATTGGATGTAAATCATTTAGATCTTGCAATAACGATTGGTATTCAAAAATTGCGTCAGCAATCTGATGGAGCCAATCTTGAGAAGGATATTTTTCTACACATTACACGGGACATTACTGAGTACACTCTTCCAGATGAAGTGCAAGAAGTTAGACGTCTATACCGCCGTGGGGTTGGTGCATACACTAATGGTGGGGTAAATTTCGACCCGGTTGATGCTGCATTTTATAATATCTATTTGCTACAACCAAATAGATCGGGTGGATTAGCAACCTGGGATATGTATAATCAGTTCTTGGAAACTACAGAACGATTATTTGCAAGTCAATATAATTTCACATGGGATGTCAATTCACATACCTTAAAGATTATTCGTCGCCCAACGGCAGATGAAGAAGTTGCGGTACGTGTCTATGTTCAGAAATCAGAAGACGACATCATCAATGATCCTTATACAGGTCCTTGGTTGCGCTCTTATTCAGTTGCATATTCGAAATATATGTTAGGTGAAGCGAGAGATAAATTCCCGAGTGGATTTCCAGGTCCAAATGGTAATATTATGCTAAATGGTGCTACTATCAAGCAAGAAGCACAGGTAGAATTAGATAAACTAGAAGTACAGTTACTAAATCTAGTAACATCATCGGATGGATATGCATTCGTGATCGGTTAAATTGATATGAAAAATTAGATGAACTAAATAACCCACCAAAAACTCAGCCAAGCGAGGAAGAACAACTTGCTATACTTGATGAAATAATAGAAGGTTCGAGAAAGAATACAGAATCATTGCGTGAGATGCTTGCTGACTTCAAGAAGGCAAGTAAGGTAAAGCTTCGTACATTTTTGCAGGATTTAAGCACCATTGATATTCCATGTGGTGGCAAGCTCAATGAGCACCGTGTTATTTTAAGAATCGATAAATGATTGCATAATGATAAATATCGAATGAAAGCATATGAATTTTTAACAGAAGCCTCGGGAGATAATCGAATAATAACCGATTTATCTAGGAAGGTTGCTGACGCTACTATACAGTATGCGTTAGGAACTAAACGCAGTATCGGGTATCTGGCAGACTATGATACCTCTTTAAAAAGCAACTCTGACCCGGCACTTACTTTGTTAGGCAAGACCAGTATACTCGTTGGTGATGTACCTAATGATCACCGAGCAGTATGCTATCCTGCATTAAGTACAAATAAAGAATTTCAAAATAAGCATAATGCACCCGGATATATGTATCCGCCAGAGATAATTCTTAATCGTAATGAATTCACTAATATTAGATTGTATCGTGATGAACAGGAGACTGACGAGGATACGTTAAGTATAGAAAGAGATAATATCGAACGACTCCTTGCTCATGAGATCCGGCATGCACTCGACTCGTGTCGTG